ATATAGATGAATCCTAAAAAGAGTAAAGATAGATTATATCTATTTAGAAAATTAGGGGAAGCGAAAGATGCAGACCGTATGATGTTCATGACAGAATTTGAATTAAGTCATGAAACTGATACTGATTCAGAAGACACAATGGATGGCAGTTTCTCAACTGATGGCGCTACTGAATCAACTGCAACTGCGACTGCGAAAATGGTTTATGGTGATCCTTTTGCAGATGAAGTAGAAGATGCTGTAGTTGATAAAACAGCTTATGAAATGTGGGAAATTGAAAGTAAAATTGAAGGTACTGGTGGAGATTCTGGCAAATATAAGGCTAAATATTTCCAAGGTAAATTCAATAAGTTCACGCTTAAAGGTGAATCTGGTGGTAATGATGAATACGAATTAGAATATGGTGTTTGGGGACGTTATCAGCGTGGTTATGCTTCAATTCCTAATCAAATCGAAAAAGAATTGGAAGAAAATGGATATAAATTCCATAATACTACTGCAGATGATCCTGCTAATGATGGTTTAGCAGATAATATTCCACAACCTAAAGTAAGTGGCACTACAAGTAGCACAAGTTCAACAACTGATAAATAAAAAACTTTTAGAGTAGGCGATACGCCTGCTCTTTTTTATACAAATAAAATGATGAGGTGTAGATATGATTACAATTAAAAATGGCAAAAAAGAATTAGAAATGCATTTTGGATTAGGTCAATTAGATGCGATTGATAAAGCGTTAGGTTTCACAGTACAAGACCGTATCAATTTAGGTGAAGGTTTAGAGATGTTAGTACCTAAACTTGAATCTGGTAACTTAATTGCTATGTCAAAAATTGTTAAAGCAACAACTCGCAATCAAAAATATGCGCCAAAAAATGATGAAGAATTAGAGGAAATCTTAGTTTCACTAATCAAAGAATATGGTTCACTTAAAAAATTCGGTGAAATCATTATTGAGGAATTGGGAAAGAATGTACTAACCCAAGATATTCTAAACAACAGCAAAGAGAAGTAAATGAAGAATTACCGGCTACATATGAACGAATTGTATTAATGTGTATGTCGGACTTAAACATTACTAGTCTTGAAGAAATTAATAATTTAACACTTCGTGAGTTTCATTTTCGAATGTGGGCCTTGGAATTAGATGTACTTCGCAGTGAATTCGAAAGATATAAGTTAGCATTTGCTATTAGAGATGCAGCAGCTACTAAAAATGTTGGTACAGAAAAGAATCCAGAACACGTTTACTATTATCAAACTGCTAACGATATTCTTGATTATGAAGATAATTACAGAAGAATTTTAGAAGGTAAATCAATTGAATTTGCTAATGAAAATGATGAAGTATCACCTAATGAAAATGCATTACTTCAAGCAATAGCTAATGCAAACAAAAGAGCTATAAGTAAGGGGGTGGAATAGTGCCTAACACTGAATACACAGTCAGTAACGAATTGAAAGCAGATACTGGACGGTTTAAATCAGCTATTAACCAAGCTATCAACTTACTAAAAAGGTATGATTCAGTAGCTAGAAAAATTGATGATGTTGAATTAAAAGCAGATGATATTCAATTAGAAACTAAGGTTAAACAAGCTGAAAAAGCATTAAATCAATTAGATGGAAAGCGTTCAACTGCAGAAATAGACGCAGATATTATTGATTTAGAGATTAAAAAAGAAGAAGTTATTCGTCGATTAGAAGAGATCGATGGTATCGATGCAAGTCCTGAAGTTGATTTAGAAAAAGCTAAATTTGATGCTGAAATAGATGGAATTAATGCACAGATTGAACGTCTTGAAAGCGAAAAGCCTACAGTTGAAGTTGATATTGATAAACATGATTTTGATATAGGTATCGACGCTATAGAACGTGATTTAGAATATATAGACAAAATCCATGTAGAACCAGAAATAGATGCAGATACTAATAAAGCAAATGCGAAAATAAATAACTATGAACGAGCGTTAAATCTTTTAGACCATAAATCAGTTCAGACTGCAATTGATTTGAATGATAGATTATTCGTTACTAAGTTCTACAAAACTAAACGAGAACTTAATAACTTAGACGGAAAAAAAGTGAAAACAGCTATTGAAGTTGATTCTGGATTAGCAAATGCAGAAGTTCTTACTTTTAAAGCCATGTTACGCAGTATTCCTAATAAAGTTCGTACTCGGATAGAATTTGATAGCGATAAAGCAGAAGGTTTCTTGAGAGCGTTAAGTGCTGGTATTGATGAATCGACAAAATCTTGGGATAGATTAGCGACTAAAATTCGCACAATTGGTACTGTATTCGGAAATATGATAAAAGGTGTTTTGATTTCTAACATTACGTTATTAGTACCGATTATCGCAAGTTTGGTTCCTGTCTTAATGGCAGTAATGAATGCAATTGGCGTAGTAGCTGGTGGCGCATTAGGTTTAGCTGGTGCATTTGGTGTTGCTAGTGCAGGTGTAGTTGCATTTGGCGCTATGGGAATTAGTGCTTTAACTATGTTAGCTGATGGAACATTAGAGGCCACTAAAGAAACGGAACGCTATCAAGCTTCATTAGATAGCTTAAAAGACGCATGGGCTGGACTGATTAAGCAGAATCAGGCTCAAATCTTCAATACGTTAGCAAATAGTATAGATATTGCAAAAGTCGCATTAGCTGGACTTACTCCATTTATTAGTGGCGTATCTAAAGGAATGGAACAAGCAAGTGCTAAAATGCTTGATTGGGTTAAAAATTCGCAAGTAGCTCAACGTTTCTTTGAAATGATGGGAACTACTGGCGTGAGAATATTTAATAACATGCTAGAAGCTGCAGGCTCATTTGGTAGTGGTTTGATTAGTGTCCTTACACAAATTGCTCCATTAGCTAAATGGGTATCGCAAGGCTTTAAAAAAATGGGTGCTTCATTTAACGAATGGGCGCAATCCGTTGAAGGTCAAAATGCGATCAAGTCATTCATTGAATATACTAAACAAAACTTACCTTTAATCGGACAGATATTTAGTTCAACATTCAAAGGTATTTTTAACTTAATGAAAGCATTTGCGCCTAATACACATCTAGTATTACAAGGTTTAGCAGATATGGCACAAAAATTTGAAGATTGGAGTGCCACAATTGCTCAAAGTGATGGATTTAAAAAGTTCATTGAATATGTTCAAGAGAACGGACCTAAACTTATCCAATTACTAGGAAACATCATCAACATAATTATTAATGTTGCTACTGCTATGGCTCCATTTGCAGCTGCTGTATTAGATGTTGCAAACGCTATGACAGACTTCATTGCTAAATTAACTGAAGCGCACCCATCAATCGGTATAATGTTAGGATTGATAGCAACATTAGCTGGTATCTTTATGACGCTAGGTCCACCAATTATGGGAGCAATTGACTTTATCGGTAAGTTTGCAAGAGTTTTAACTGGAGCAGGTACTGCTATTGAAGGTTTAACTGCAATTGGCGGTGGTTTAATGACTGCACTTGAAGGATTAGGTGCTGCATTCCTTGCTTTAGATGCTCCTATTTTATTAATCATTGGTGCAGTTGCTGCAGTAGTAGCGATTCTCGTATGGCTATGGAACACGAATGATAGTGTTAGAGATGCACTCACAAATGCGTGGGATGTAATTTCTAGCACGATAGGTGGCGCAATTCAGTCTGTGATTGACTGGTTTATGCAGTTATACGATAATATCATGCAAACAATCGAACCATTAATTCCGATTTTCCAACAATTCGGCGATTTTATTAATCAAATTTTAGGTGTCGTAGTTGTACAAGCTATTAATTTCCTAGTAGAAGCGTTTAAGGGACTGTGGCTTGCGGTATCAGTAATTTTCACTGCGATTGGTGCAATCGTATCGTCTGTCATTCAATTAATAGTTGGCTTATTCACGGCTTTCATTCAGTTAATTACTGGCGATTTTACTGGTGCACTACAAACTTTACAAAATACTTTCTGGAATGTGCTAAATACCATTTGGGGTGCAGTACAGTCAATTTTTTCTCAAATTTCTAATTTCATATTCGCTAGTCTAAATTCTATACTTGGAACAAGTATTTCAAGTTGGTCTCAAATTTTGTCGTCTACAACTCAATTTGTTAGTCAAATTTGGTCAAATGTAACTAATTGGTTTAGTCGAGTAGCTCAAACAGTCGCTACGAAAATGGCTCAAGCACTTGGATTTATTATTTCTCATGGCGCTCAATGGGTATCATCTATCATTAGTGCAATGGCTAGATTTGTTTCAGGTGTGATTAGCGGTTTTGTCAATGTGATTGGCCAAGTCAGAAGTGGAATGTCACGTGCAGTTGCTGCCATTAAAGGATTTTTAGGACAATTTGTTAGTGCCGGAATGCAAATGATGGCCGGTTTAGCTCGAGGTATTATGAGTGGAGCAAGCCAAGTTATTAGTTCAGCTGTCAATGTGGCTAAGAGAGCAATAAGTGCAGTTAAAGGTGCATTGAGCATACACTCACCTTCAAGAGTATTTAAAGCGATCGGTGGTTATACTATGGCAGGTATGCATTTAGGAATGAATGCAGAAGGCAGTAAAGTTATAGACTTAGCTTCTTCAATTGCATCAAGAGTAAGTTCTGGATTTAATTCATCATTGAATGTACCTAAAATTCAAAGTGATTTTAGAAATGCATCAGCATCAGTAAATGCTCAAGTACAACATACACATCAAATTAATGCATCACCTAACCAACGCGTTGTGACTATCCAAATGGATGTTAACAATGATGCATTGACAGCAATAGTTAATAATCAAAACGCTAAACGAGATATGAAATTTTCATTCTAGGAGGTCGGATAATGGATATTGAAATAACTAAAATGAATGGAACATCTTATACTTTGTCCGACTTCGGTTTTAAAGTTAAAGATGTCATTGTTGAAAGTATGGAAGTAGATGATACTTATAAAACTAAAGAAAATGCACATGGTCGTGTATTACTCTCTAGTGTTTTCACTAAGAGAAAGATTAGTGTGCCGTGTTTTGTAGATGCAACTAAATTAAATGATGTATCCAGATTAAGAGATGAATTATATTCTTTAACTGTTGATACTCAACCGTTTTGGCTTAGAGAATTAAGAAGAAGTAAAAAGCGTAATTATAGATTTATAGAGCCTATTGCAGATGATTATCAAGAAGTAGATGAATATAACAATTTAAGATACGATCATGATCAATATAATGATGATTATTTTGTTAATGGTAGAAGATAT